GTGGCACGATCGAGGACTGGCGGCAGTTCGAGGCGCTCCACTACAAGCAGTCGGGCACCCTCCCCGCCGGCTCACATCACTTCACCCTGCAGCTAGACGGCGAAGTCGTCGGCGTGCTGGTCATGGCCTCGCCGAAGCTGCTGCTCAAGGAGCGGCATGTCGTGCTCCCGAAGCTCAAGCCGACCGGCCAGGACACGAAGATCACCAACCAGTTCCGCATGAAGTGGATCAACGCCAACATGAGCGTGGTCGCTCGCGTCGTCGTGGACACGATGTATCGCGGCGCCGGCCTGGCTCAGCGGTTCACGAACATCGCGAGCCGTATGGAAGGCAAGCGCTACATCGAGATCCAGTCGTCGATGTCCAAATACAACCTGTTCGCCCACAAGGCCGGCTTCCAGTTCGTCAAGCCGATGCGCTCGAACAAGTATGACGTGGGGATCAAGTTCTTTCGCTCGACCTTCGACAGCGACCCGGCCGACCTCGAAGCGATCCTGGAGGAATGGAGCTCGAAAGCCCCAGTCGAGCGTGACGCAATCCTCGCCGCGACCAAGGAGTTCTACTACAAGCACTCGGCGCTGGAGAAGACCGGCAAGAGCCTGGGCGGCGTCGGGGAAGCTCGGGTCGCCAAGATGTCCATGCGCGACTGCCTGCACGCCCTGCAGCAGATGGTGCTCGCCTCCCCTCTCTACGGCATTTACACGAACCCCGATGTCGGCCGGAAGCTGCCGGATCAGATCCCGCTGACCTGGTTCGACCGGCAGCCGGTGAACAAGCCGATGGTGCTCCCATGACGCACCCCAGCCACCCTGACATCCTCGATATGTCGGATCTCACGATGCGGTTCGACCTGATGTGTGGCCGTTGTCACCGCAAAGACGAGGAGCTCGAAGAGCCCTGTCCTGGCAAACCGCAGTGTTCGGAGGCCAACATGGTCCGCGCCAGTTCAAGTGAACCGGCATGAGCATCGCAGCCTACCCCAAGCGCCGCGGATGCTACGTCACACCCAAGCAGCTCGCGATCCTGAAAGCCCTCGCCCGCCGCAACCCGGACGGAACGCCGAAGGACATCTATCAGCTGATCGACGAGTGCGCGCCGGGGACCGTCCGGGGGTCCATGATCTGCAGCCTTCGGCATCTCGCCGGGCATGGTCTGATCGAGGAAGCGGGGAAGATGTATCGCCGCAAGCGAATGATGCAGACTTACGTTTGCACACCCGCCGGTCTCAACCTAGTTCGTCCCGCCGCGCTCCCAGGTTCAGCGCCGTGACCCTCACGCGTATGCATGGGCGAGCACGCGTGTCTACGCGGGCGCATGCGTGTCCGTGCGGGCACCTGCGCTCGCCCATCACCCGCGACTCTAAGAATACTAATATACTTAGACTCTTAGACTCTGATTCAGATTCAAGATTCAGAATCAGAAAATACTCAGCGACACTATTCTCTCTTCGAGAGAATGGGCTGCGCCCCGCTTTTTGTCATTTTCTGAAGAACACCTGCGGAGCTCGACGTATGCCCGCAGTGTATGCTATCCTTAACACATACACCGGAGCTTAAATCGTGAGTGACCAACGCAAGAAACTGTCGGCGAGTGACTGGGCAACCATCGTTACCCTCGCATCCCGCGGTGAGAAGACCGTCAGGGAGCTCGCGGAGATGTTCGGCGTGGCCCGCCAGAGCATTCACGAAGGGCTGGTGAAGCGCGGCGTTCAGGTCGCCTCTCGCATCCAGGGCGTTCAGGCTGAGATCGAGGACGCTGCCACCGCGGCGCGCAAGAAGAAGGTTCAGGACGCCAACAAGAAGGCGGACGACTACTCGAAGCGCATCGAGCTCCTCGCCCAGCTGACCATCAAGAAGATCGTCGACGCCAACACTGCCGGCACCCTCGCGGCGGTCAACGGGGACATCATCACTCTCAAGAACGCAACGGCCACGATCGCCAAGTGTCGCCAGGAGAACTGGGACATCAACAAGGTCGATGAGCTCCTGCAGGAGAACGAGGAACTCGCCGAGCTGAACGTGGGCGAATACACCGAGGACGAGCTCGAACAGATCAGGGCCGCCAACGAGGAAGCCTACAACCAGACCCTCGAAGACGGGTTCGATGAGCTGGTCGACGCCGACGACGATGAGGACGGCGACGAAGCCGACTGATCGTGTTCCCGGTTCCGAAGATCACCCTGAAGCTGCACAAGGCGCAGGCGGAAGTCTTTCGACATCCCGCCCGCTTCCGCGTGCTCGTCGCAGGCCGACGCTTCGGCAAGACGCACCTGGCGCGCACGGAGATCATCAGGGCCGCCAAGGGCAAGGGTCGCCGTCTCATCTGGTATGTCGCGCCGACCTTCAGCATGGCGCGCGAGATCATGTGGGATGAGCTGATCGATGCTCTCCCGCCGGAGTGGATCGCCAAGAAGCACGAGACCAGGCTTGAGATCCGGCTCATCAACGGCACGGTCATCCAGCTCAAGGGCGCCGACCGACCGGACACGCTGCGCGGCCGCGGCGTGCATTTCATCATCCTCGACGAGTTCCAGGACTTCCGGCCGGAAGTGTGGGACAAGGTGCTCTATCCGACCCTGACGACGACGCGCGGACAGATGCTCTGCATCGGCACGCCGAAGTCCTACAACCACTTCTACGAGCTCTATCGGATGGGGCAGATCGTGAAGAACCGGGAGTCCGGCCAGTGGTGGAGCTGGCAGTTCCCGACGATCATGTCGCCCTTCTTTCCGCCCTCGGAAATTGCGCACGCTCGGGCCAACCTGGATCCGAAGAGCTTCCGCCAGGAGTTCGAGGCGAGCTTCGAGTCCATGTCGGGGCGCGTCTACTACGCCTTCGACCGCAAGCGGCACGTTGGCCTCTACCCGTTCAACCCACGCCTGCCGATCATCGTCGGGCAGGACTTCAACGTGGATCCGATGTCCTCGGTCATCATGCAGATCCAGCCGAACGGCGACATCTGGATCGTCGACGAAATCTGTCTGCCCAGCTCCAATGCCGTCGAGACGTGCGAGGAGCTTGACCGCCGCTACTTCCGGCAGAAGAACGCGATCACGCTCTACCCCGACCCTGCCGGCGCGAACCGCAGCTCAAGCCGCGGCGAGAGCGATCTCGATGTGTTCCGCGAGCGTGGCTACAAGAAAATCCTCTACAAGAAGAAGCACCCGCTGGTCAGCGACCGCGTGGCGGTCGTGAACTCGATGTTCAAGTCCGCGGACGGCACCTGTCGGATGTTCGTGAACGACAAGTGCCTGAAGCTGATCGAGAGCCTGGAGCAGACGATCTACAAGGCCGGCACGCCCCAGGTCGATAAGAGCCAGGGCACCGAGCATATGGCCGACGCACTCGGCTATCCCATCCACTACCTCTTCGGCCAGCGCTTCAAGAAGCTGATTGGATATTCCTATTGAGCCAAGTGCATGCGTGACAACACGCATGCACTATGGTATTCTGGAGCCACCATGCCCGCAGCCGCAGTCCCCGCAATCACCGTCCAGATGCTTCAGTCCGCGACGAACGACGCGCTGCTGAACATGGTCAACCGCCGGCACCCGGATTACGCGGGCTCGATCGATCACTGGAAGTTCCTGGAGCTCAGCTACAAGGGCGGCCGTGAGTGGATCCTCGCCAACATCTTCACCTACCACAAGGAAGGTCTGAAGGAATACGAGAAGCGCCTGCAGCGCGCCTATCGCTTCCCGCACAGCCGGGAAGTCGTGAGCCTGGTCAACAAGTATGTCTTCAAGGGCGCGATCGACCGTCGCTCCGAGGAGCAACTGCCTGGCCCGGTGAAGGATTTCTGGCAGACCTCGACGCTCCTCAAGCGCCCCATCGCCGACCTCATGAACGCGATCTCGACCTGGACCTCGACGTTCGGGCGGATTTGGGTCGTGGTCGACAACAACGTGCCGCAGGGAACGCTGACCGAAGCTCAGCGCAAGGAGTCCGGTGGCCGGACCTATGCCTATTTCCTCAAGCCGATCGACGTGCTGGATCTCGCCTACGACGACGACGGCGAGCTCGAATGGCTGCTCAATCGCGAATACGTCCGCGATGACTCGAACCCGCTGACCGCAGGCTCACTCTCGGAGCGCTACCGCCTGTGGACGAAGACCTTCTCGATCCCGATGCAGATCACGACTGCCCAGGACGGCGAGAAGAAGGTCGTGCTCGGTGTCCCGGTCGAACACAATCTCGGCGTGGTGCCGATCTTCCCCGCGGATCACTTTGCTTCCGAAGAGCTCTACAAGAGCCTCGGCCTCATCGAAGACGTGGCCTACCTGGACCGCGCCGTTGCCAACTATCTGTCGAACCTCGATGTCATCATCCAGGACCAGACCTTCAGCCAGCTCGCCATTCCGTTCCAGGGACTGCTGCCGAGCGAGAATTCGGTCGACCCGCAGGACGATGGTTCGAGCGACGAGCAGAACCACATCCAGCAAATGGGCACCAAGCGGGTGTTCGCCTACAACGCTGAAGGCGGCGCCGCTCCCGAATTCCTGTCACCCGATGTCAAGCAGGCGCAGCTCATCATCCAGACTGTCACCAAGATCGTCGGCGAGATCTACCACTCGATCGGCATGGCCGGCGAGCGGACGAAGGAAGACAATTCCGCCGGGATCGACAACAGCTCCGGCGTTGCGAAGGCTTACGACTTCGAGAAGCTCAACGCGATGCTCGCTGCCAAGGCTCGCAGCTTACAGCTGATCGAGAAGAACCTGGTTCGCCTGGTCCTCGCCTGGAACGATAATCTCAAGGAACTGAAGGACATCGACGATTACGTCACCTATCCGACCACGTTCGACGTTCGGAATCTGGCCGACGAGATGGACAACGCCCAGCGGCTCGCGCTCATGAATGCTCCGATCGAGCTTCGTCGCGAGCAGATGGAGCGCACCGCCAAGAAGATGTTCCCGCAGATGTCCGACGAGGACATGAAGAAGATCATCGACGACATCCAGAACAAGTGGCTCAACGATCTGCTGCCGGCTGGCGGCACCGTGGGCGAGCTTGGTGGAAACGGCGCGACCCCCGGAGCTCCCGGCGCCCCGCCCTCGATCCCGAAACAGGGACGCGGCCAAACCGGCGCGAAGAAGAACAAGCAGGGCGAGAACAACACGCCCGCCAAGAAGACCGTCTGATGGACGGCGGTAGCGCCTTCTAACCTATCCGGCTAACGCCCTGGCCTGGAATTATCTGCCAGTTCGGGGTTGTGGCTTATAGTGCATGCGTGTTATATTGCATGCAATTACCTTTACAAGGATAGGACAAGGTTTTTCAAATGACACTCAAGGGACACCTGTTTTCCTCGACGCGTATCGCCGGAGTCCGCGCCAGTGCGAACGAGCTTCGCATGGGCCGCCTGCTTCGCGATCCCGAGGGTCACATCGAAGACGATGCCGCGAAGGCTGCGGCCGAAGCCGAGGCTGCTCGCGTAGCTGCCGAGAAGGCTGCTGCTGAAGAAGCGGCTGCCAAGGAGAAGCTCTCCGACGAAGCGAAGGCTGCGCTCGCGGCGAAGGAAGCCGAGCTTGCTGAGCTGAAGGCCAAGCTCGCCGGGTTCGACGGGATTGACCCCGAGGTCGCCAAGGCGAATGCCAAGAAGGTCGAAGATGCCGAGAAGGCAGCCGCGGAAGCCAAGAAGGCCGCCAAGGATGCCGAGAAGGCGCGCGCCCAGGCCGAGAACGATGTCGCTAAGCTGCGCGAGATCCAGGCCGAAGAGCACGCCGCTGAGCTCGCTCGCGTCAAGGCCGAGAAGGAAGCGCGTGACAGCGAAGTCACCACGCTCCAGGCCCAGCTCAACAACATTCGCGTCGAGAATGCGTTCGCCAACTCGAAGTTCATCAACGACGAGACGATCCTGACCGGGGCGAAAGCCCAACGTCTCTTTGGCGATTACGTCGAAGTCGTCGACGGCCATGTCGTGGTTTACGACAAACCTGCCGGCGATGCGAAGCGCGCGAAGGTTCAGGACAGCAAGGGCAACGCCCTGCCGTTCAACGAAGCGATCCAGAAAGTCATCAACGCCGACCCGGACAAGGACTCGCTCCTGAAGTCGAAGACGAAGCCTGGCGCTGCGACGAAGACCACGGACGGCACCCCGCAGAACCCTGGTCAGAGCCGCCTTGAGCGACTGTCCGGTGCGATCGGCGCCCTTCGCCAAAAGAACGCCCGCTAAAATAGTTTGGGATCGAGTGCATGTGTGTTGTTGCACATGCACTCGGACTTTGCTATTATGAGCGCCACAAACCAACCAATCGAGTTTTTGAGAAAGGTTCCCTGAATGCCCCTGCTTCGAGTGGAAGCTGAGAAGCTCTCGAACAACATCCTGGAGCAGGGTGTTATCGAGGAAATCATCGACAACGACGCGATGTTTGCCCTGATGCCGTTCAAGCGCATCGTCGGCAAGGCATACGTCTACAACCGCGAGAAGACGCTGAGCGAAGCGGACTTCCTCGATCCGTATGATGACGTGAACGAGGGCGGGGCCGACTTCGACGAGATCGTCGCGAAGCTGCGGATCCTCGCCGGCGACGTGGACATCGACAACTTCCTCGATGAAACCATGTCGGACACGAACGACCAGACTGCTATCCAGATCGCCGCGAAGGCGAAGGGTATGCAGCGGAAGTTCCAGCGCACCCTCGCGATCGGCAACAGCACGACCAACACGAAGGAATTCGACGGTCTTCATCAGCTCGTCGACCCGAGCCAGGTGAAGTCGGCTGCGGCCAACGGCGCCGCGGTGACCTTCGAGATGATCGACGGCCTGCTCCGCATGGTTCCGCTCGGCGCCGACGCGCTCATCATGCGCGGTGGCACCCACGACGCCCTCCTGTCGCTGCTCCGCACCCTCGGCGGCACGACCCCGGAGCACGTCACGATCCCCGGCACAGGCCGTGAGCAGAATGGTGGCCGCGCGCTGACCATTCCGGCTTACCGCGGCGTTCCGATCATCGTGAACGACTTCCTGCCGGGTGACGAAGTGCAAGGAACCTCCGGCGCGACGACTTGCTCGATCTACGCGGCTCGCTTCAACGAGTCGGACGGTCTGCACGGTCTGTTCGGTGGCCCGAGCGCGGGTATCCGCGTTCAGCACATCGGCACGCTCCAGACGAAGGACGCCGAGCGTTACCGTCTGAAGTGGTATTGCGGCACGGCGCTGAAGAGCACCAAGTCGCTCGCCCGCCTCTCCGGTATTACCAACGTTTAACCTGAGTGCGTGTCTAGTGACACGCATGCAGTAGAAGTGCCCTGGGAGGGGCCGGGGGTTCCGCCTCCGGCCCCTTTCTTTTTCACAGAAGGATTGATTTCATGAAGGTTCGTATCGTCGCTCCCGGCTGGGAGAATTTCACTGGCCCGCTCGGTCAGGGTGCGTATTTCGAGAACGGTGAGGCCGATCTCAACTGGCGCCAGGTCGCCCGCATCGGCGCGTCCATTCACCTTGTCGACGCCGAGACCGGCGAGCAGGTTGGACCGGCGGCGATCGCAGCGGCGGCGAAGTATGAGTCCGCCCCGGTTATCCCGGAGCTCGCCAATAAGAGCGATCTCGATGCTGCCGCGGAAGCCGACGCTGCTGCCGAGCGCGAGAAGCTCGCGAAGGCCGAAGAGGAGCGAAAGGCCAAGGAAGCCGAAGCTCTCGAAGCCGCTAAGGAAAAGGCTGCGGCCGAAGCCAAGGAAGTCGTCTGGTCTCGCCAGGAGCTCGAAGCTGTCGGCGCGAACGATGGTGTCGAGGGTCTGCGCAAGCTCGCCGATCCCCTCGGCGTGAAGGGTCGCTCGATCACGGAGCTGGTCGACAAGATCCTTGAGGCCCAGGCGAAGAACGCGGCCAAGTAATGCCCAAGCAGCTCACCGCCGGCCTGGCCGGCTCCATCACTGTCACGCTAGTCGACGACAACGGCACTGCAGTCCAGGCGACGGCGGTGAGCTGGACGCTGTATGACGCCCAGGGCAATCCGCTCGGCAATGGCACGGTCGATACGTTCGTCCCCAATGACCAGAATGCGACGGTCGCGCTCACTGCTGACCAGCTGACCATTCAACCGCCGGTTGTGGGCGCCCCGGTGCCCGCGTCAGACGCGCGTGAGATCGTTCTCGAATGCACGACCGCATCAGATGTGGTTGAAGTGCGCGAAGCGTTTCTAATCGTCTCCAGCGCGCCCCTGCAGGTGTCTCTCAACAGTTTTCAGACCTACCCCGAAGCTGTGCTGCTGCGCACCGAGTTCGCGAACCTCGCGGGCTGGGATGAGGCGACCAAGCAAATGCAGATCGCAGCAATGCAGGAAGCATACCGGCGCCTGCTGCGAGTCTCCGTCGAGCTCCACGCCTACCCGGACACCTATCAGCGCATCGCCTGGTGGGGCCGCCGGGTGCCGCTGTCCAGGATCTCGGCAGACGAGTTCCACGCCCTGCCCCAAAGCTTCCAACGCGCGATGAAGCGGGCGCAGCTCGCGGAGGCCAACGTGCTGCTCGGCGGTGATCCGGCGAGCGACAAGCGCGAGATGGGGATCATCTCGGAATCGATCGGCGAGTCGAAGATGTTCTTCAACTCAAAGCCCTACCTCAACCTGCCGATCAGTCGGCAGGCGTATGAGGAGATCAAGAGCTTCATTCGCATTGTTGTCCAGGTGGCGCGCGCGTGAGTTTGGACTCAGGGCTCGGCATTAGCGACGTGAACACTGCGGGCGGCGGGTTTCAGCCGTTCGACCTGGCTGCCACTGTGGACGCCGCGGGCAACCGCTACCAGAACTTCCTCGATGTGCTGCGCGGCCAGGTGGATGCCGTCATGCGGCACAATCCGATCGATGTCGTCGCACGCGAGCAGGCGATCGCCAACGGATACGAGGCGGCCGCTCACTACGCGAGCATGGAACACGCCTCGCTGAATGAGTCCATGATGGACTGCGCGTATGACAGCTATGATGCTTCCTGCGCGGACTGCGGGCTCGATGAGCCGGCCGGTCTGGAGGATCATCACGGCTTCATCTTCGAGGTCGCAGCCTACGCGGTGCGGCAGATCGAGATGCAGGCACAGCGCGATGTCATCACCATGGCCCAGCAGATCAGGGACAACGGGCTGCGGGTCGACTTCAACATGCGTTCCGGCATGTCGATGAGTGAAGCCGCCGCGTCGGTGCTTGTGGAGAACGCCACCAACCCGGTGTTCAAGTTCGCGGACAGGCTCGGCCGGAATTACAAGTCCTCGAAGCTGATCCGGGACACAGTGCGCCAGAACCTGATGCACGCCTGGAACGAAATCTACATGCACACCGCCTTCGAGGCTGGGCATGACACGGTTCAGATCACTCACCCTGACCCGAACTACAAATGGTTCGGACAGGAAATCTCGATCGTCTCCAATGACGCCGGGATCCCGACTTACCACGAGATCCGTGATGAGGTCTTCCACCCGTCATCGGATGCACGCGTCACACTGGAGGCTTGAATGTTCGTTGCCAATGTCCCTGCCCTGCTGCACCGCAAGAATGGTCGCAATGCCTTCGGTCGCGCGTCATTTGACGCGCCTGTCGGCATCAAGCTCGGCGTCGTCGATCTCGGCGATACCGTGACGCCAAGCCAGGTGCGCGCGGACCAGTCGGCATCCCGCGGCGCTGCCGACATCGATACGGTCCAGGCCACGCTTCTTCTCCCGAAGAACGTCATCGTGAGCGACGGTGACGTGATCGAGGTCGAGGGTCTGCACGTCGAGGTCAAAGGCATCATGCCGCGCCGGAACATTCTCGGGCGGCTCGATCACTACCAGGTGACCGGCAACATCAAGGCCGGGCCACTATGACCGCTCGCCTCTACTTCCGTGGTTTCGACGCGAACGCCCTGGCCGGCGTCTTTGCTCGCGAGGGTCAGCTCGTCGGCAAGAAAGCGCTGCGCCAGATGCGCCTGGTCTCGAAGCTGGTGATGCAGCAGTCGATCAGGAACGCGCCGGTCGACTGGAAAGGACCGCACGGCGCTCACTCCGCACCGGAGCACGAGCTCGAACGCGCCCATCATCTCGACGAGGACTATGGCAACATGGGGCGGCTCGAAGCGACCGTATGGGTCGGCGGAATGGTCGGTGACGTGAACGTCGATCTCTACGCCAGGTGGATCCACGAAAGCTTCGACTACCGGCTGGGTCCGGCATCTGAAGCGAAGGCCATGCGCGGGCCGGAATACAAGGTGGGACCGCTGTTCCTGGAG